ACAAGAGCGAAAGGATCGGAAGAAGGCGTTTCAGTTCGTTTGCTAGAGCCAGGAGTATCATCTTTAATATCAGGCTTAACGTCTTCTACTGGCTTATCTTTTGGTTGCTCAGCTTCGAGTATCTCATTTACGGAAAGGCCAACTGTCTCTGCAGCAGGCTTTTCCTTATCAATTTCTTCTTCTGGACTCTTTGGTACAATGGGATCTGGACCTACGTCCATTAAATCCCCGAAATCCATGTTTAAAATATCGTCCGTTTCGGGCATAATAAATTAATTAGTACAAATATAAAATTTAATTAACTTTCTACCAAATTTTACAGAAAAAACTTTTCTCTGTTATAACATAAACTATTTACTAGCTGGCTTAGGCTTCCTAGAAATTGCCTCAGCAGCCACATTATGTCTTTTGGTTTCGTTTAGTTTTTTGCTTTCAAGGTCTAACTTTTTATCTGCTTCTTCGGCTTGTCTATCAAGTTTCTCCTTTTCTAATGCAAGCTTATCACTTGCTAGGGGGTCTCCAGAAGTATCAGCGCCAATCTCAGCAACTAATATATCCTTCTGGATAGTAGAGTCATGCTTATATTTTTCAAACTCTATATTCTTACCATGCATTCTTTCGTCAGACTCTACCTTAGCCTGCTCACGTTGCATCCTCTCCTCTTCAAAAAATTCTAGTTTCCTCTGGAAAGAAGAAGGATCATTAGTTCTATATAGGTCTGCTACCACCGATAGTGAACCACCGTTCTGTAAAAAGGCCTGACTAAGTGCCTTAAGGTTCTGCATCATCTCAAGATCTACTGAGCTATTACTAACCTTTACACCATACTCTGCCTCATTAAATACCTCACCGTCATAATCTAATACAGCCTGCGACATATCATCCAACACGAATGATCGTTTGAAGGATTGGCCTTTCCAAGCTACCTTAGCTGTCTCTAGTAATATATCATTGAATCGTACTCTAGTATCATCATGTAGTGAGAATAGTTTCTCAGTAATAAGGGTGGACTGCGTAACAGACCTCTCTATACCTCCTCTAGTTTCTCTATTCTCTACAGCGCCTTTACGCTGAGCTGTTATACCCATCATCTCGTCTACACGATTAGATAGGAATTCTAATAGTTGTATTTTCTGTGCAATAGATTTTGTTTGTGTGGCATCTATCACTGGAGCAGTTTGTTGCATAGTACCCGCAAGTTTACCTAAGGCTGCTCCCTTCTTACCCTCATTCATAGGGTCTTCAATCTTATAACCGACAGCTTCCATGTAGTATAACCACTTGTCCATTGTCCAGCCATCAGGTATCATAGAAGCATCTATCCTTACTATAACACCCTTGTCTTTAGCTATATCTAATTCTAACTGATGAAAAATAGCGTTGTAGATATACTGGTAGGGTCTAGCCATGCTCATTAATGATCTGGCTTTCTGATCACCTACATTCATAATAGTACCTACAACGCCGGGACTTGAGATCGACAGATTATCCAAGTGTCTAAATTGAATCTTCCTAGGTCCCATCTTAACGTAGATGTCTTCTCCGATCCTAGTACCCTCATTCCACTCTGATATCCAGAGCCACTTGACCTGCTCACCTAACTCTGTATTAGGCTTATACTGCTCAGGTACAATGGTCTTCTCAATCTCCCCATTTTCATCAATAAAGGATAGCACTCCGATCTTCCTCATTCCTTTCCAGAGCACTCTTGTCCACCTTACATTTCCTTCTCTATCAAAATATCCTCCTAGATCCCAGATACCTTTCTTATTGGCACGAAGAATAACCTCCCCTATACCTACTGTATCTACGTATGAATCTAGACTATTAGTAGGATCGCCAGTATTTGAATGTGTTAACTGGTTGCCCATGAAGCTCTGTGATATACCTCTATTAGCCTGAGACCCTCTCTCTATTTTATCAATCTGCGTGGGTGTCAGCTCATCATAGTACATGTCTATCAATCGGCCCGGTGGCACGAACTCATCAAAAATAATAACCTCAGAATCCTCAATCTTAGGCGAGGCTCCTGACCTCAACGTAACAGTATTAACCGGGCTTACTCTGAACCCCACGGGCTCACCAGAAACAATGTCTGCAGCAAATATCTCTTCACCACTAATAGTTAAGTCTTCAAATGCCCTAGAATATTCAAAGGGCAGGTTGAGTGAGTGCTTAAGGTAATTTAATACCTGCGAAGCCATTCTCTCCCTCTTATCTTGATATGTATAATTCTTCCACTTATTTAACTTCTGTATCTCCTCCTCAATCTGCGCCTGCTCCATAGATGGATTAACCACCTGATTAAGCATAAACTTGTCTACCTCTTCACTCATAAAGTTGACCTTCTCAGAGATGGCGTCACTATTAATAACAGTTACTATAGGATTGAAAAATCTCTTACGCTCCTCACCAAACAGTAGCGTCAGGTTAGGGTTAATAAGAGGACAGTTCTTATAGTTATTAGGTAGCTTACCATACTCAATATTGAATGGGTTAACTACTCTCTGCACTTCAATATCATCAACGATATCATTCCAGAGGTTGTAATTAATTACCTTGTCACGCCTAGAGGCACGTAGGCCCATAGATTCATCGTAATTAACTAACAAAAAGCCTGCGTCTATACACTCCTTATAATACTTCTCACCTTTCTGTGCATCCGTCTTTTTATGGGTCGGGAATCCTTTTGTGTTAACAGTGTCGATCATAATGAAAAAATTTTTACTAATATACGAAAAATATTTTTAATATCCAAATGTCTATGTTTTTTCCTAGAAAATCAATCTTTTTTCATGCCTAGAGAAAAATGGATCATCAAGCACTGTTTTTACCCTCTGCTTAAACTCTCTTACATCCCTCGTTAGCATATCCTCACGTAGTATCATGAGCATACCCATAGCTGATACACGGTCAAAGTTACCATCTGGGTTCCAGTAGATTAGCTCCTTGATGTATCCTATAGACCTAATAGTGTGCATGTTAAGTTTAACATCCTCATTCTCCTCGTCCTCTAGCTCGCCGTAAGCAGGTTCCAGAAGCCAGTCAGCCTGCAGTCTACGACCTAAAGCGTTGATCTGTACTCCTGAATTAGTACCCTTAGCTTTGTTCCCATACAAGGTAGGAGCCTTTATCATCTCTAGAGATTTAAGTATCTCAGGAGTATCACATAGATACTGCATCCCTCTCCTTGTAGAGAAATAGGCAAATAGTCCTTTCTTATCATTCTCATAGTTGATAAGAGCATTATAGAACTTGCCTAACCGGAATACTATTTCATAAAATTCATTAGCTGTTTTTGGTCTGCCAGTGTATTCAGCTACTATACTATCAGTAATCCTATCCATAATAAACACACTACCTAAAGAAGTAGTAGTAGAATGGTCATCATCGTATGTATCACACCCACCTATATATCTATATCTAGGCACTTCGCCATCGGCATTCTTGATAGGTAGCTGGAATATCTCCAAGCAACCCTCCTTATTTAAATTATCCTTTATAGGGAATTCTCTGATAGGTGTCTTATTCGTATCAAGAATAAACCTTGCTTTATTATCATCAGTAACTCCCAATCGTCCTATATAATGTGAGGCAGTAAACTGTGCCTCATTAACTGAGATATCCGATAGAAAGTCTTTTAGGTCTCCTACTGGGAAGATAGTACCTCCCTTACGTAAAACTGCCTCCTGTGGCGTTATAGGGGCCTCTGCCTTTGCCTGAGTAAGTGCGTTGGGGTCTGATGAGCCATACTTGACAGTTTTTCTAGAAACCATCACCTCTATGAGTGCCTTGATAATATCTGAGTTACCATCCTTATCATAACAGTCTTCCCTATTAAGATACTCAGGAGAGAAGAAAGCACAGATAGAATTTTGCCCTGCACCTCTATCAAAGACGTTTTTCAGTCCTAATATATTATATCCATTAGGATTATAGAAAAGCTCCTCAGCTGAGCTAAAGTCTGCTTCATCTGTACCACCAGTACCATAGGCTACCATACAACCAAATGCTCGGTTACCTGACTCAACCGATGGTCTGGCGATAGCCCATGCTGTTAGTAGCTCAGGGAACTTACCCATCTCCTCCCAGATAATATATGGCCCCCTCTTACCCCTAGCTTTCTGTGGGTCGTTTTTCAGGGAGACACCTATAACCTCATTAAGTACACCAGCATCATCCTTAGACTTACCATCAACATAACCAAGTCTCCAGTGCATATCATTTAAGGAGTCCTTTAGTTTTGCCCTAGGCCAAGGAGTATGCTTATCAAGAAAAGTTACATTATCAACGAACTTGTTTAGTACACCATCCTTAGTAAGGTATTCTTTCTCATTAGCTATAGCAAATACTTTCTGCTTCTTCTGTGAGGATTTGGGGGAGTGCCTATCACCAAGTTTAAAATACTTAGCTAGACCGCTACCCCCCTTAAATGAATATCCCCTTCCTCTCGCCTTAAGAACATTACCATGCTTGCCTGCTCGTCTACACTTCTCTATATAATGAAAATAGAGATAGTCACCGTCCCAAGGTTTTGGGAAACCCTCAATACGAACAGCTAGCTCTGTCCCTTTCTCAACAGTATCATCTTCCTCATCTCCTACTAGTAATATAGGACTATAATTCCAATAAAAGTAATTGAGGCCAGTGACCCATTCGCCATCTTTCCTCATCATGCCTATCCTACATCTGCGAGCCTCCTCTGTCCAGAATTTAACATACTCAGACCCTGGATGACCATTAGGTAATATATTTGTATACTTGCCGGTAGCATCGAATGTTATTGCAGCCTCCCTGAAGTAATCCATATCCTCTAAGATATGTGGTGACTCAAGATCAACTATCACCCTACCAGCAGCATCCTTAGCTGTATCTTTTACTCTAGGCCTACCACTATTTATCATATCACTGATAAAAGGAATAGCGCCTAGTACCTCCAAGAATTCCGAATAGAATTCCTTACCTAATGTCTTCTTAAGATCATCAGGTACTCTCGACTGACATCTGTTATGCGCCATCCTCTAAGATATTTTTCTCTAAGCTACCACGCATACCAGCATTCTCCTCTCTGTCCCACATAACTAAGTCTTTAGTTTTCTTTAGAGACTCTAGTAATCCAGGTATAGCCTTAGCTGCATCTATAACTTTCTTAAAGTCATACTTAAACTGTATGAAGCCATTCTTATCTTTATAGGTTTCTGATGGATCTACATTAGATAAGAAGGTATTTGTCTTCACAAGGAGTGCCATAGTGTTCTTTAGCATGTCCTCAGAGATCGTCCTATTACAATTAACATAGAACACTCTAGCTGACTCCACTAACTTGTCTGGTCTCCAGCGTGGGCCTAGCCCAGCGAGCACAGCTACGATCTCCTTGCTACGCTCCTTATCATCACGTAAATTGAAAAAAGGAGAGTTGATCTCCTCCATGAACCAAATGTATGAAAGCTCTGCTAAAGCCCTCTCTTTTGCCTTTGTCTTGTCCCTCTGCCACAGTTCTTTAAAAGGCTTAAGCGCCATAGCCTGTGGGCTGAAAGACAACACATTACTCTTCATCTGAAATAAATCCATGCTTATTATTTAAATACTTTTGTCTAAGTTCCGGTATAACGAAGATACCAAAGTTAGGAATCCTTAACATAGGTAGTTCACCCTTCGCAGGATCAAAGTGCTTCTTCATTGACATAGCCTGCATATCGAGAGGTGAGCATACAATATCGTAAATCTGCTGTTGTGTGAGCCCAAATTCTTTCTGCATCTGGACAACGACAGCTTTAGTCTTCGGGCCCTTCATTTAGTAAATTTAAGTCTACACCAACATAGGAATTGATATATTCATAATAGCAGCTGGGACAGAGGGGAATCTCATCCCCCCTGATCTCAACAAAATTTGTGGCTCGGGTGGTTTTCCCTAATGGCTCACAATTTATACAATTCCCTAACTCTTCCATAA